AAAGTAGAACAGTCTTTCTTCATTGCCGAACATCTCAAATGGTTCATAAACTTTAACATTGTAATCTGCGGCTAATAGCTTCAGAATGTTATCATTTGCTACAAAGATTTTAGCTGTAATACCTTCGACATCTAATGTGTTAAGTAGTGTAATCAGCTCGTTAATTTTGATTTGTGTTTCTGTTTTTGTCATAGTTTTTAATTGTTTTAGTTAAGGTTTGATTATTTCTGTTTTTAATGTATTTCATCCAGGCAGAGTAACTTATGAATCTGTGATCAGGATTAACTGTTGATTGTATTAGTATCATTGGTTTATGCAGTGTAGGATACTGCTCCCCTTTGGTTTATTAATTTAATATAGAAGATAATAATTCAAAAATATTAGGTTTTTTTTCTAATTCATCTAATTCATCAGACATTTTATTCCACAGGTCACCATTTGGAAAATTATTATATAATTCAATTTCCATTGCAAGTTTTAAATCTTCAATTCTTTTTTTATTATTTTCCATTTGTTTAGGGTTTTTTTATTTGTTTGATTTTGATAGGACAAATGTATATCTTATTTACATTCGCCCGACATAAGTGTATAAAAATAATTGTAAAATGCTGATAATGAGGCAGAAAAAATTTAAAATAAATTGGAATAATTAGCAGATATCTGTTTTTTCTTATTTTATTAGGTATCTTTGAATGTGAAAAGAAACGATATTCTTCTGTTTATCTACAATTCTAAAGCTGTCAAGTCATCTGCAATCCGCATCACCAAAGAAGATGACCTATATAATGACCTCTTATCTGAACTGTTGATTATCGTTGCTGAGATGGATATTGAATACCTGGTTAATCTTTATAACAAAAAGACATTAGAGATATACTGTTATAAGATTATGTACTACCAATATACTCAGCCACACATGGCTTTCTACAAAAAATATAGAAGCTGCGAAACAACAACAAAGGGAGAAGTATACGAAGATGATAACATTGATCAGATACATTCAGATGTAGTATTACTGATGAATAAGATAGAGAAGAAGATAGCACAGAAGAGATTTCCAACAGAATTTAGATTGCTTGAATTATACGTTGAGCATGGTACTTATCGGAAGGTAGGAGCATTGGTGGGTATATCGTTTAAGACAGTTCAATACATGGTTAAAAATATAACAGAAAAAATAAAAACACAATATGATCTTAGTTGTAACAAGTAGCAGAATAACAGGTCTGCAATACCATCGGCAGATAGTTCCTTTTGCATCATTAGGGATAGATGTAGAATTTACTTATAATGAATCTGAACTAACAGATGACTATTTAAAGAAGTTTAAATGTATTTCCTTCCTGCGAGAGATCAAGTCTGATGTGACCAGGTACAAACGATTAGGATTAAAAGTACATTTTGATATTGATGACTATTGGGTACTACCAAAGAATCACAGTCTTTATCTTCAGTATAAGAATAATGGATATGCTGAAAATACTATACAAGCATTAAAGGATGCTGACTTTATTACTACTACTACTAACTACTTAGCAAGTAGAATAAGAGAATACAATCAGAATGTTTATGTATTAGCGAATGCCATTAATACTGAGGAGGAACAATGGCAACCTAATCCGATAGAGACTACACATAACAGAATGAGATTCGGATATGTAGCAGGTGTTCATCATGTTGCTGATGTAGAGATGTTGTATCCTGAACTTATGAAGCTGTACAAAGATGAAACGATTAGAGGGAAATGGCAGCTATTGACAGCAGGTTATAACTTTAACCAGGATGCGAAGGGTGAGATAACACCGAATCCATATTACAAGTACATTGAGCAGTGCTTCACTGGTGGCTATCACCTATTGAACTTAAACTATAGAGAACTACTAATGTCGAATAGAGTATTAGAGTTCAAAGATATGGATGAACCATACATGAGACTGAATGGTATGCCAATCTTAGATTATGGTAAGCTATACGATTCAATTGATGTGGCATTAGTTCCACTGATCAGTACAGAATTTAACCGGAACAAATCGCAGCTTAAACTTATCGAAGCAGGATTTAAAAAGAAAGCAGTGATCGTGTCCAATGTTATTCCTTATCGTGATGATATTACTCTGCACAATGTATTAGTATCTGCTGATAAGAAATGGAAGGATAATATTAAGTACCTGGTAAAGAATCCTAATAAAGTAGAAGATTTAAAAGAGAAGCTATTTGAGTATGTATCGGCAAGGTATGACATTAAGATAGTGAATGTAGAACGCAAACAGATATTCGACAGATGGTTGGCATAGGAATTACTACGAAAAATAGACCTGAACTATTGAATGCATTATTAGACAGTATATTTAAGTATACGTTTATGGATAATGTTATGTTATACGTTGCAGATGATTCAATTGATAACTTAGGAGTAGCTAAGAAAAAGAATGAATGTCTTAGATATTTGAAGAATTGTGACTATGTATTCTTATTAGATGATGACATTGAGATAATAAAAGAGGGATGGATTGAGTTCTGCATTAATGAAGGATCAGAGCATTTGTTATTTATGGATGATAAATTCCATAGAAAAATGGATGATAAAAACTACTTAGATTGTGGAGGTGTATTTATGTTTATGACAAAAGAAGTCATTGACAGAGTAGGTGCATTTAATGAAAAATTTATGCAATATGGCTTTGAGCATTGCGAATATACAAACAGAATAACAGGGCAAAGGACACATTATCCTACAAATCTAAACTTAAAAGAATACATTTTTGCTCATGACTACTCAACACCGAATCATAAGAGTAGTATAACTGATGAAGAAAAAGAGATTCACATAAAAAATAATTGGGATAAATTCTTCAATGAACCTATTAAAAGTGTATTTTTGCCATTATGAGAATCCTATTCAAATATACTACGAGATCAAGACGATCTAACTTTCTTAGAGGGTATGATTCTATATTGAATAAAATAGCTAACAAAGAGGACTATCACATTCTGATCTCAGTTGATCGAGATGACCAGAGCATGTATCCTCTTCCGGTGTTAGATGGTAACCATACCTTTGTAGTGGGTAACAGTAAGAATAAGATTGATGCTATCAACAGAGACCTTAACGAATTTAATTATGACTTTGATATACTTATCAATATGTCTGATGATATGATATTCACTAAGAAAGGATTTGATGATATTATTCGTGCTGAATTTTACAAAGACTTTAACCAGTACATTCACTATAACGATGGTAATCAAAAAGACAATGTATGTACAATGCACATCGTAGGAAGAGATTATTATAACAAATTTAAGTACATTTATCATCCCGATTACATATCTCTGTGGTGTGATGTTGAGAATGACATAGTAGCGAAGCAGTTAGGATGTTACAAGTACATGGGTGATGATATTAAACTATTTAGACATCTTCATCCGGCATGGGGGTTAGCACCTCAAGATGCATTAAGTATTAAGACAGAGGATAGAGCATTATGGGTAGCTGATGAGATTACATTTAACAATCGTAAAAAAATAAACTTTGGACTATAAACTATCAATCCTCATCCCGACATTACAGTCAAGGGAAGCTACACTACTCAAGACTGTTAATCTACTCAATAGACAGATAGTAGATTGCGATGCATTTAAAGACATTGAGATAGTTATCGATACAGATAACAGAGAAACACCAACAGGAGAAAAAAGGAATAGACTAATAGAGAAAGCTAAGGGTAAGTATGTTGTATTCTTTGATGATGATGATGAACCTTTGGAATCCTATATATTTTTGATTATGTGTGCGATTGACAATGATCCTGATGTTATTCCTATCAATGGGTACATAACTACCAATGGTCATAACTTAGTTCATTGGGATATGGGATTAAACTTTAACTATGGATCAAAAGTAGTTGATGGCAAATTAATTTACGAAAGATTCCCGAATCATATTGCTCCAATGAAAAAAGAATTGATTAAAGACTTTAAGTTCTTACCGATAACAATCGGAGAGGATTACGAATGGGCAAAGAGGATACACGATGCCAAAGTATTAAAGACAGAACAGAGAATAAATACACCGATTTATCATTATAAATTTATACAAAATAAATAACCATGTACTCTCAGAATCAAGAAGAACTATACATCCTTAATCACTTTAAAGATAGAACAGGTGTATTCCTGGACTTAGGAGCGTATGATGGTAAAGACCTATCCAACACAAGAGCATTGATGGAGAAAGGTTGGCAGGGTGTATGCTTTGAACCTAATCCGAATGTATTTGAGAGACTTGCAAATAATTGCTTAGATTATAAGTATGTCTATTGTTATGAGTTAGCGATGGGTACTTTAAACGGAACATTTGATCTGAATGCAAACGATACTTATTACTCTACCTTAATCGATAGCGAGATGGGTAGATGGGATGGTACTTATACATTTAAGACAGTAGAATGTGAAGTGATAACCTTTGAGCATTTTATGCTTACAAGTCCATTCAGATACTACGACTTCATTTCTATTGATTGTGAAGGTATTGACTATGAGATTCTTACTCAGATAGACTTAGATAGAGTTCAATGTTCAATGATCTGCATAGAGACCAATGGCAAAGAGACACAGAAGTACATTGATTACATTAACAAGTTCAATGGCTTTAAGGTAGTTCATGTTAATGCTGAGAACCTAATAATGGCACGATGAAGTTAAGTATACTAATAGCTACAGTTAAAGAAAGACAAGAGAAGTTTAATCGGTTGTTTAATCGCATTGTATCACTTGTAATCGATTATGATGGGGTTGAGGTGTTATACAACAATGCTCCTCGTTATGATGAACCTAATGGATTAACTGTAGGAGAAAAAAGACAGGCATTAATCGATGTAGCTTCCGGTAAGTATATCATGTTTGTCGATGATGATGATGATGTACTGGATAACTTTATTGAATCGTTATATCCTTTGCTCGATCATGATGTAGATGTTATCAATGCAGATGTCTTAGCTTACATCGATGGTGTTGGACATATTATTGATCAGTCTATCTATCATGAATCAGAACAGCTTAGGGATGGTATTACCAAGAGATATCCTTCAGTTATGTCTGTATGGAATAGAGAACTGACAAAGAAAGCAAGATTCAAACCTTTAAACAATGGAGAGGATTTTGATTGGACTAAGCAGATGAATCCGCAGTCTGAGATTAAAGTACATTTAATATGGCAAATCTATAACTATTCATCTGTAAATAATATAGCAAGTAAAGCTACCAGGATGTGTGTAGTTACATTCAGCAATACTGAACGATATAACAGTTTAGCACATAGAATGAGAGAAAGTGTGAAACCTTATGGTATCGATTTCATTCATTACACTAACTATGCAGAAATCAATTGTAAGTCACATTCTGAGTATCCTTATGCATTCAAACCTTACTCAATACAGAAAGCAAGGGAGCAAGGATAT